AACCAAAGGAAAATGCCTAAGTTAAAACGCGATATTGTAAAGTATGTACGAGATAAGGCAAAATCTAAGTATAAAAAGGGTTCCTCTTGTGAGATTTGTGGTGCAACAGAGCAGTTAGACTTTCACCACTTTTACAGTCTTACACCATTGTTGAATCAATGGATGAAAAAGAACAAACATAATCCGGAGTATATTCAAGCACTTCGGGAAGACTTTATAGAAGAGCATTATGCTGAGTTATATGACCATACAGCTACCCTTTGTCATACTCATCATTTACAACTTCATTCCATTTACGGTAAAGATCCTGCGCTAGGGACTGCAAAGAAACAGATGCGTTGGGTAGAGATTCAAAGAGAAAAACATGGCTTGGTATAATCCGTTTAGTAAAAAACCTGTTGATGTCGAAGAGAAGTTGAATCCTGCTCAAAGGCACTATGATCACGAAATAGAACCGACTAGAGAAAATTTTACCAGCTACGAAGCAGCCTATGAACAACTAGAAATTGTAAATCGTGGAGTAAACTTAATAGTAGATGATGCAGCGGCTATTCCAACTTCTGTGTTGGCTCCTGCAAAAGGTTTAAATGGTGTGGTAAAAGGAGTAAAACGTTCAAGAGTTGAGTTATTACTTAATAAAGAACCAAACCCTTTTCAAGATATTAGTACTTTTCGCCGTAATCTAATTACTGATTTTTTACTAGACGGAAATATTTTTATTTACTTTGATGGTGCTCACTTATATCACCTACCTGCAAATAAAATGTATATTCATACTAGTAAAGATACTTACATTGAAAAATTTACTTTTAATGAAACTATAGACTACAGCACTGATGAAATTATTCATATTAAAGATAATTCGTTTTACTCTATATATCGAGGCATATCACGTTTGAAGCCTGCGCTTCGTACAATGGTACTTATGAAAAATATGCGAGAGTTTCAAGATAACTTCTTTAAAAATGGAGCTATACCGGGTTTAGTACTTAAATCACCAAACACTCTTTCAGAGAAAATTAAAGAACGTATGATGCAATCATGGCAAGCACGATATAAGCCAAATGCAGGCGGTAGACGCCCTCTCATTTTAGATGGAGGTATTGAAGTAGATAAACTTTCAAATACAACCTTTAAAGATTTAGACTTTCAACAAGCAATTGCTGAAAATGAAAAAATAATTTTAAAAGCATTAGGAATCCCCCCTATATTATTAGATTCAGGGAACAATGCAAATATTCGACCCAATATGAGAATGTATTATCTAGAGACAATACTACCTATTGTTAGAAAATTAAACTATGGTTTGGAAAGATACTTCGGTTTTGAAGTAACTGAGGATATTAGCAATATCCCAGCGTTACAACCCGAATTAAGAGATTCAGCAGCATATTATACCTCACTAGTAAATGGAGGTATTATTACTCCTGCCGAAGCACGTGAAAGACTGGGTTTTGATACTATTGAAGGCACTGAAGAAATTCGCGTTCCAGCAAACATCGCAGGCTCAGCAACAAACCCTAGCGAAGGTGGACGCCCTACAGAGGAATTAGAAGATTGAGAAAAGACAGATTAAGAGACAAGATGCTAAATGATATAGCAATGTATTTACTAGAAAAAGGTAAACCTCTTACAGAGTTAGAATACAGAAAAGCAGGAACAGTTCCTGTAAGACTCGCAACAGTAAATAAGTTTTTTGGTAGATGGTGTAATGTATTAAACTACATTAAGCACGATTTACCGGATGTGTGGGCGCAGATCACTGCACCCCCAAAGCCCGTAGCACCAAAGGTACAGTCAAAACCAAAGACATACTCAACAAAGGTAATGACACCCAAAGTCTCGGTTAAAAAGGAAATAGAAGATGAAAAAAATCTTTAATTTAACGTCTACTTTCAAATCTCACGAAACTGAAGATGGTTCTGTGATGATTCGTGGTATGGCAAGCACAGCTGACTTTGATCGCGCGGGCGATTCAATTTCATGCGAGGCTTGGCAAAAGGGTGGACTATCAAATTTTGAGAAAAATCCAATTATCTTGTTTAATCATGACTATGATAAACCTATTGGTCGAGCTACAGGATTGAAAGCCGGTCCTGATGGCTTGGAGCTTGAAGCAAAAATTAGTAAGGCTGCACCAGCAAATGTGGCGCAACTTGTTAAAGACGGCGTACTTGGAGCCTTTTCCGTGGGTTTCCGGGTCAAGGACGCTGATTATTTAGAGGAAACCGACGGACTAAAGATTAAGGACGCTGAGCTGTTTGAGGTATCGGTAGTATCGGTACCATGCAACCAATCGGCTACTTTTTCGCTCGCGAAGTCATTTGACTCAGATGAAGAGTACAATGAATTCAAAAAAACTTTCACAAATCGTGTAGATCTAGCCGGTCAGTCTCTGGCTAAGGACGAAGTTAATACTTCTAGCATAGCTAGTGACACACCGAAAAGCGCGGAGAAATCCGCAGATCAGGAGATCAAGATGGATAATAAAGACATCGACTTGGAAGCTTTTGCAAAACAAGTAGCAGAAGACACTGCTGCTAAGATTGCTATGAAGCAAGCCGAGCAAAAAGCAGCTGAAGAAGCACAAGCTAAAGCAGCTCAAGAAGCAACTGAAGCGAAAGCTTTAGAAGCAGAATCAATTAAAAGTGTAGTAAACTCTGGTGTTGAATCAGGTGTTGAAAAACTAATGGGCGACGTTGAAGCTAAACTAGCTGAAAAAGACGCTAACATTAATGAAGTAATCGGTTCTTTCAAGAAAGAACTAGAAGAGAAATCAGCAGAACTTGAAGCTATGCGTAAAAGCAAGCGTCAATTCTCTGACCGTAAAGAAAGTGGTGATCTTTCTAAGTTTGGCGAAGAGTTTATGCACGCTTCATTAGTTGGTACTATCACTGGTAAAGGTTGGAATACTGATTATGCTCAAGGCTTATTTGAGAAAGCAGGCGTTGATTTTACCAACAGTACTGCAGCAAACCTAGGTCTTGACCAAGAAGTTTCTGGTCAAATCGAGAAGAAAATTCAAGACGAGCTAAAACTTGCTACTCTTTTCCGTGAAATTACTGTAAATGGTAAGCAAACTGTACTACCTGTACAACCAGATGGTGTAGGCGCAGACTGGGCTAACACTAATACTAGTGGTCGTCTATCTAGTACTTCAGCAGGTGCATCTGCATATAACGCTGAGCAAGTAGTAATGACAGCACAAAAGCTAGTATCTTCAACTTTCCTAGATAATGATACTGACGAAGAAGTATTGATCAACTTGATGCCAATGGTAACAGAGGCTATCGCACGTGCTCACGCTCGTAAGGTTGAACAAATGGTAGTTGATGGAGCAGGTAATGCCGGAATTAAGGGTCTTCGTGACGTAGCTACTGCAGCTACAACTAATGCAGGTACTAACCTAACTGCATCTGTTCTTTTGGCAGCACGTAGCCAAATGGGCCGCTTTGGTGTAAACCCAAGTGATCTTACTATTGTTGTAAGTCAGGATGGCTACTATGATCTATTGAATGATCCTAACTTCCAAACTTTGGATGAAGTAGGTAGTGATCTAGCTGCTCGAGTAACTGGTACTATCGGTGCTCTATACGGCTCACAAGTAGTTGTTTCTGAAGAACTTGACTATGGTGAATCAGCATCAGCTACAGCTGCAACTATCGTGTATAACCGCGGTTTCGTAATTCCACGTCTACGTGGTGTGAATGTAGAGCAGGATTATGAAGTACTTCAACAACGTCGTGTGTTGGTAGCTTCACAATCTCTTGGCTTTACTAGTATTTACGGTGACAGTGGTGTACAATCAGCTATCAAAGTTGATTACGCATAATAGTAGTAATACTTTTAAACTTCGGGGAGGTTCGCCTCCCCCAAGTTTTTACTAATGGACTTATAGAATATGAC